ATTACAAGGTCAACCCTAAACAGGAATGGTCTTCACATTACTTCTGGTCTCTATGACTCAGGATACAATGGTGTGATGGCTGGTTTACTTCATGTAGCTCATGGCCCTGCTACAATACAAAGAGGTTCACGCGTAGGCCAGTTCTTAATGTTTGATGCAGAGACTCTATCTACTTATGATGGAGACTATGGTATTGGTAAAGAGCATGACGCAAAGTATGGAGACAAGTAATGAATATTAATATTCCAATAGAACAGTTGCAGAAAAGAGGACTAATGGTATGTACACCAATGTATGGTGGGCAATGTGCAGGTATGTTTACAAAGTCATGTAATGACTTAGCAGCATTGTGTATGCATTATAAAATACCTTTAAAGTTTTACTACCTGTTTAACGAATCGCTTATCACAAGAGCAAGAAACTATTGTTGTGATGAGTTCCTAAGATCAGATAGCACACATATGATATTCATTGACAGTGATATATCATTTAATCCTAACGATGTTATTACAATGTTAGCTATGATGGATCACGAAGATGAAAAGAATCCTTATGATATACTTTGTGGACCTTATCCTAAGAAATGTATTTCATGGGAAAAGATTAAGTATGCAGTAGATCAAGGAGTAGCGGATGAGAATCCAGAGATACTTTCTAAGTTTGTTGGAGACTATGTTTTCAATCCTGCTGAGGGTGGCAATGAGATTAAGATCTCAGAACCAGCAGAAGTGTTAGAAGGTGGAACAGGATTCATGATGTTTAAGAAAAAGACATTAGAGACATTCAAAGAAGCATATCCTAATATGATGTACAAGCCAGATCACGTTAGGACTGAACACTTCGATGGTAAAAGAGAAATCATGGCATTCTTTGATGCAGTGATAGACGACAAGCAGCTTAACCTTACAAAAGAGCTAGAGTTATTCTACAAGAAGACTCCTAAGGCTGGTAAGAAAGCAGTTTTAGATTTTATCAAAGATAAAACAAATGGCCTAGATAGAAAATATTCTAACAGATATCTTTCAGAAGATTATATGTTCTGTCAATGGGCTAGACATATTGGACTGAGTGTTTGGTTGTGTCCTTGGATGGAATTACAACATATGGGTTCATTTGTATTCGGGGGATCGTTGAAAGACTTGGGCTCTATTGGAGCTCCAGCAACAGCTGATCCAAGTAAAGTTGGCAAAAATAAGAATATGTAATTATGAAACTAAGTGAAAATACAATCAATATACTAAAATCGTTTGCAGTTATCAATACTGGCATAGAATTCAAACCAGGAAATATCTTACAAACTATCTCACCACAAAAGTCTATTATGGCTAAAGCTGAGATAGAAGATACTTTACCCGCTCACGGTTGTTTCTATGAGTTGAATAGATTCTTAGGAGTACTAAGTCTATTTGATCAACCACAACTAGACTTCAATGAGAAGTATGTGACAGTTAGAGATGCAAAGAGATCAGTTAACTATACGTTTGCAGATCCTCAGATGATAGTTACGCCACCTGCAAAAGAAGTACAACTTCCAGAAGTTGATGTCGAAGTCGATATCAAATGGGCTGACATTAGTAATGCTCTCAGAGCTGCTAATGTTATGTCCCTACCTGAGATAGCTATTTCGTCAGAAGGAAGCACTATCAACTTAGAAGCTATTAGTAGTAAGAATCCTACAGCAGACAAGTACACTACTGTCATTGACAACAATAGTAGTGGTAAAGCATTCAGAGCTGTGTTCAAATTAGAGAACATGAAGATGATGAACTACGATTACAAAGTTGAGATATCAAGTAAAGGTATTGCAAAATTCACTTCTATGAATAACAAGACATGGAAGGACGAGAAAGTAGAAATACAAACAGGCTCGCAACTAACTTATTGGATTGCGACTGAGACTCAAAGCTCAACATTTGAATAATATATGATGGAAAACTTTTTGTGGGTCGAGCAATATCGACCAAAGACTATTGATGACTGTGTCTTACCTGATGAACTGAAAACTACATTTCAAAAGTTTGTAGAGAATAAAAACATTCCAAACTTACTATTGTCAGGTTCAGCAGGAGTAGGTAAGACTACAGTTGCAAAAGCTATGCTAGATGAACTTCAAGCTGACTACATTGTAGTTAATGGTTCTCTACATGGTAACATTGATACTCTTAGAACAGAGATAATGAACTTCGCAACGACAGTATCGTTTAGTGAAGGTCGTAAGTATGTCATCTTAGATGAGGCAGACTATCTCAACCCACAATCTACACAGCCTGCTCTTAGAAACTTCATGGAGGAGTATTCAAGCAACTGTGGTTTTATATTGACATGCAACTTTAAGAATAGAATCATTGATCCATTACAATCAAGATGTAGTGTAATTGATTTCGTATTTCCTAAGAAGATGGCTCCTAAGTTAGCTGGTGATTTCTTTTTACGATCTAAGAATATTCTTACCGAACAAAATGTACAATATGATGAGAAAGTATTAGCGCAAGTAATACAAACACACTTCCCAGATTGGAGAAGAGTGCTTAATGAATTGCAGAGATATTCAGTAAATGGGATCATTGACACCGGTATACTGTCTAACTCCTCTCAGAACGCGTTTAAGGAGCTTATAGCCCTACTAAAAGCCAAGCAATTCAGTGATATGCGTAAGTGGGTTGCACAGAATATAGATAGTGATCCAACAAGCATTATGAGGAACCTTTATGATGCATCAAACGAAAAGGTGGATCCTAAGTCAATACCTCAACTAGTATTATTGATAGGAGATTATCAATACAAGTCAGCATTTGTAGCTGATCAAGAAATTAATTTAGTAGCCTTCCTTACACAGGTAATGGCTGAAGTGGAGTTTAAGTAATGCCGTACATAGATAAGACTCCTGTAGCAAGTGTAAAAGAAGCAATCGAATTATGGAAAGGTGTAATGCATGATCCAAACCTTGATGGGTACAATGGACTTAGATGCAAGAAAAAAATACAAGAAGTAAGAGATGCAGCAATTGAAGCATTGAAAGATGCTCCAGAATATTATGGAGAAGATGAATGAAGGTAGCAATACTTGGTAATGGATTTGTTGGTAATGCAAGTCATCACTTTCTAAAAAAGTTCTGTAGTAATGTAACCGAAATAGTAATAGAAGATCCTGCACAAGATTTAGTAATAGATGATTGGAGCAATGTAGAATATACTTTTGTATGTGTGCCTACTAATTTGGTAGACAGGAAGCTAGGACTTAATAATGTCCTTCAAGCATTCAGAAGAGCTCAAGGAACGATAGTGTTAAGATCAACAGTAGGTCCAGATCAAATTAAAACTTTGACATCTGCTACTACAAAGAATCTTATATACTGGCCTGAGTTCTTAAGAGAAAAGAGTTGGATGGAAGATGTAGAGAATCCAGACTTCCCTATCTTACTTGGAGGTGATGCTAATAAGTTTCATCACGATGTACTACCTCATGACTTTAAAAATATAAAAAGAACAACAAACGTAGAAGCATCTATGATCAAAGTATCAAGGAATGCTATGTTAGCTGCTAAGGTAGCTCAGTCTAATATGATATATGATATGTGCGAGAAGTGGAATGCAGACTATTCTGTTATTAGAAACTTCTTAAGAGAAGAAGGCACATTAGGAACAACACACTTTGATGTACCAGGTCACGACAACAAAAGAGGCTTTGGAGGAAAGTGTCTTCCAAAAGATACAACACATTGGGAATCTATGTTCAATGAAGATAATATGTACACGATGTTATTAGAATATAATGAAACCCTTTGATTTTGTCAACAGCATAAACTTTACTAAAAAGAATCTTATGAGAGGTTAGGACAATGATGAGTTGTCTGAGAAAAGTTATGCACCATACTTAACTAACAAATCCTTGTCTTATTTTACGGACACGTTATTGTATGCTAATGAGATGAACAAGTATCATTTCTTAGATAACAAACTACAATACGAGTTTTTTCTAAATAGTATACGTAAAAAGAAGAGATTTGCGAAGTGGGCGAAAGCAGATAAAAATGATGATTTAGTTATGGTCAGTGAGTATTATCAGATATCACTATCAAAAGCTAAAGATGCCATAAGAATCCTGTCCACAGAGCAACTGTCTACTATTAGAAATAAAATGGAACAAGGAATAAAAAATGATTAGTATTGATAGTATGGTTGAGGTCACATTAGCCCAACCAGACGATTTTCTAAAAGTAAAAGAGACACTTACCAGAATAGGAGTAGCATCTAAAAAAACAGATACGCTATTTCAATCATGTCACATTTTACACAAGCAAGGAAAGTATTACATTGTTCACTTCAAAGAGCTATTTGCTTTAGATGGCAAACCGTCAGACTTTTCAGAAGAGGACCAATCAAGAAGAAACACTATTGCTAACTTATTAGAAGAGTGGGAACTAGTTAAGATAGTTAACTCAGAAAAAGTAGCTAATGCTGGATCATTGAGCACAATAAAAATTATACCGTTCAGTCAAAAGAGTGAGTGGGAATTAGTTGCAAAATATAATATTGGCAAAAAGAAATAGTTTGTAGGGTCTGGAGAGGACCACCTTGGCCGGCCTGCGAGCGTCTTCTCAGACCCGACCTTAAAAAATAATACTGTTGACTTTAAATAACTAAAAAAGTATTATAAATACCATTGAGTGCTCATAAGAGGCTCATAATTAATCTTCGCTTTAAAGGAGGAATATATGACTATATACGAAGAACCATTCGGTCGACTAAGACCATTTAGTATTGGGTTTGATGATATGTTCAAAAAACTTGATGCAATCCATAACCAACCAACTGGAAACTACCCACCTTACAATATTGTAAAGTTAGATGAGGAATCATTTGTGGTAGAAATTGCAGCTGCTGGTTTCACTAAGAAAGACTTTAAGATAGATTTAAAA